GCTTTACAATATCTACCCCGGTGCCATAATTAACGTACTCCTGGAACTTGTTAGTAGTAGAAGATACTTGCTTTAAATGCTTGATTAATCGCTGAGTATAAAACTCCGCGCGCGTTCTATATCTAGAAGCCACATCGATAAGATCCTGCATATTAGGCTGATCTGTGTTATCGCTAGTCTTGCGAACTAAGCCCTTATTATAGAATTGATAAGACAATCCCACCGGAAGCTCTGAAAGCGTGAAGTAGACCAAAGGATTCGTGATAAAATTATCAAGTAAGTCTATCTCGTCCGCCGTTAAATTAGCAGATTCAATTCCAGTCTGGAGGCGATTATATAAAGCCGTACCCAAAGCAGGAAGTAAATACATGTCCTGGGCCGTCAAAATTTCTGGAAGGATTAATTTATCGTCTACATTAGTATGAAGAGCAGATCTTTCCTTGATTGTATTTACATTTATAAAGCAGATATTTTTCATGTCTTATCCTTTTTTAATTACTACCTGAGAAGCCCAGACGTGTCGGCAAGAAGGAGAATGATCTCCATCTGGCATCGTCCACCATCCACCGCGACGATCAAATACTGAATATCCTAGACGCAAGCTGATAGCTTCTATCTCTGCCCTGGTATATAGTTTATCTAATTGCATTAAGCGCGCACAGAATTGTCTGCTTGGATGCGATGCACTATTTCTTTGTCCACCTGGAATCGATGATCTCCACTCGTAAGAATAGCGGACCATGAAGCTTCTTGTCGATGGCTTAGTGTCAGTGATCTCAGATAGGGGAGAAGTCAAAACTCGCTCTGTATTACCTCGCACATTTGTGGACTTAATTAATCCGCGCTCCTCTAAGGAGTCCATGATTTTATTAATGATCCCTAAGTCAGTCTTAATCGTTCCAGCAATAATCTCTGGAGTGATACGCTTATCCTTCTGGATTAAGTCTAGCACATTCGCCTCTAGGCGTGTTAGTTCTTGCGTAGCAAAGTCTAAATTCATCGCCTCCTCTAAGTCATTAGGTAAGGCTGAGAACGTGTCTCTTGTGCGAAATATGGAGTAATTACTTTTAGACTCTCCGAACTGTGCAAAGATGTCGATGACATCGTCTTCACTGAATTTAAAAGAGGTGGCAGAAGGAGCGACGTCTTGTAGCGTTCCGCCTCCTTGCTCATCTGTTAAGCCCACTAAAGCCCGGACTTCGTTTGGAGTCATGGATTCTAGTACCTTATTTGCCACCAATGGAGATAGACTATTGATTGCGTCAATAACATCCTGAGAATTTCCAGAAGTCTTAGGCTCCAATTTAGGCGCTCCAAGTTTCTCGCGGATCTCGTCTTTAGTTAAGTTCTGCGCGATTGTAGCTTCAGAGAACTCCATGCCAATAGGCTCGACTGGAATTATTTGTAGCCCATCGACAGCACCGCGTAGTTTGGCAAGTAAACTGAATACTTGTTCTTGATATATTTGCTTATCATTGACGTAGGTGTTTTTAAATATCTCGTAAGAATCGCGCATTTGTTGGCGTGATCCTAATTGTCCAGGTGTAGCAATACCAAATAAATCCGGAGACGTAATTTGATGTCCAGCGTATACGTTCTTTTCTATTATCTTATCGACATTAGCAAAGTCTTCCTTTGTAATATCAGAAGCTCCTAGGTCCTCAATGATCGGCTTGCGTGAAGCATCGTTCACAAAGGACAGAATAAACTTCTTACCGTCTGATCCTGAGAATCTGTCAGTGAACTTACGTTCTACCTGGCGCTTCTCTTCATCTTGTGGCTCTCCGTTTGGTAGCGTAATTAATTTGGAAGCACTGAAGCCAGTCTGAGCGTTTCCAAGAACGTGCTTAGAGACTTCGATGTCTGACTCGATATAATTCAAAGCTCCTAAGTAACCAGGCAAAGAGTAAGCCGAAAGATTCGGACGATATTCTTTAAGGTAAAGGATCTGAGTACCTACTGTAAGCTTGTCATTAAACGCATTGTAAATATCGCGCTTATATTTATTGTCTTGCCAGTTCTCTGAATACCAGAACTGCGTATTATCCTCGTTTGTTCTAACCTTTGTATAGTCCAAGTGATAAACCTCAGCCACCTGGCCACCAGTTTGCGCCCAGATAACTTGAAGATAAGCACCTCCGAATAATTCTACGTCTGTCGATACCTTCTTTAGGACGTCATTTAATGACTCGAAAGGATTAGGCTTATCGATAAACTCCTGGGCTGCAATATCAGACTCCTCAATAGGCTTAAATCCGTTCCCAGTAATGTAATTTACCTTGCTTTTTATGATTGCGTTATGCTTAGCAGACTTGCTAAATAACTCTACCAGGTAATTCGGGTAATCGTTTTTCCTACCAAACTGAATATATCCCCCATTCTCGCCTTTTTTCTCTGTATATTCTGGTTGTCTAGCCTCCGCAAAGGTCAGCACATTTAGGAAGTTCGTCGTATTGCTCATATATCGCGTACTATAAAGGTATTATTCGTCTGGTTGTAAGTCGTAAATTCAAATTCTGTCGCATTTTTAAGCGACATTTGCCCCAATTCTAGCAATGTTGTAGCATTTGCAGGGATTAAATTAGAGCTTGAAGTCTGCTCATAGATAGCATAAGTATATTCTCCGCTTTCATAGTTAGCAAAATAGCTATTAGTTACGATATTGAAAGCGTTAAAACGGTCCTTATAATTAGATAGGTCCGTATTATTTAAAAGCACAAATGCTTTAGTCTTATCAGTTGCCCTAGACGTAAAGAAGAATAAATAATTAGGCGCTGAAAGAGTTTGCTTTTCCTTTAGCGTCAATACTATTTTAGTCGTAGTTCCTTTAGTCAAGTGAATCATCTACAATAAATAGCAAAGAAGATTATATTTATAATACAAAAAAAAGGAGAGGACTTTCGCCCTCCCCCTCGTCTAACCAAACGACTATCTTATTAAGCGATTAAGCCTGCAATAATACCGCTTGCTACTTCTGGAGATAATTGTTTCTCTGAAGCTGAGAAAGTTAATGTATATCCAGAGCGATCTCCATTAGCCGTACCGGTTGCACCGTTACCAGCCGACATATTAATGCCAGAGACTTTTCCAAGATACCAATACTTTCCATTGTTATCGCCTACGACAGCGACTAAAGTATTCTGAGCTAGCAAAAGAATTTCGTTTCTTGTGTTAGCCTGCAATTTGTTCAGAATGATAGACAATTCTTGAGCGTAGAATACGGTTCCGTTTTGCACATTAGCGTTAATGTTTTCAGTCAAAGAAGAAGTACCTGGTACTAATTCATATTTTCTGAATACCTTACCTGCTGCTTTAGTTATAGCAGAAATTACTCCGCTTGCTTCTGTTGTGCTAGTTACGTTCCCCTTTTCGATGAAGTACACTTCTGTAATTCCGCCTAATGAATCTCTGCAATCTAGGGCATACCCTTGAGTTAATGCACAAGCCATTATATTAAATTTAAAAGGTTAAAATTAGGGGAGTCCAATCCAATGGATCTCCCCGAACTTATTGGTAAGAAATTAAGCTAAGATGAAATCAACCACCTCAGAAGGGAATGCAATTTGCACACCTGCTTTGAACTCAGCTACGAAGCGAACTTGATCAGCTTCTTTAGCGAAGAACAATTCGAAACGCTCTTGCTCGTCCAAAAGGTCAGTTCCGTAGAACATATTTGAAACGCGCATACCGTAGATCTTAGAAGTCGAGTTCAAACCTTGAACTGCGATTACTTTGATAGAAGTACCTGGAAGCATTAACTCTGAATCTGCTTTGCCATCAAAGTTGTAAGCGAATAAGTTCGCGTTCTTTAATGCGATAGTGTAAGTACGGAATACATCCATTCCTACAAAGATAGAAGCATCATCTTTAGCTACGATCTCAGCAGGTAAAGCTTTGTAAACTGCGTCGATTACAGCAAGTACGTTACCAGTTGTGATACCAGCTGAAGCAGCTAAAGGAGTACCGTAGTAAGTAGTTGTGTTAGCGTGGATTACAGAAGCAGAAGCAGCAGCTACTAACTTGTTGAAACCATCGAACTTGTTTAAGTTACCGTTTGCTGAAGCAGTATCTCCAGTCCATACCGCGATCTCTAATTGAGCAGCGATCTTGTCAGCCTTGCGTTGAGAGTACTCAGCCGCGAACACAGTAGAATCATAAGAAGATCCAGCTGGTAAAGCTTTCTGTAAGTACTTAGCCTCTAAGTCTTTTGGACATAAAGCCTCGTTTACCTTAATTTTACCGATAGTCAAAGTACGTTGTGTGAAAGTAGTTGTACCTGAAGCATTGAAGCCACAAGAAGAACCATCCTGGAAGAACGCGTCAGTGTCCATGATATTAACTGTCTCAGCGGATTTAACGCCTAACATTACGTTACCTTGATCCTTGATCAAAGTGATTGTTTTTGAGCCTAATACTGAAGAAGCTACTAATTGAGTAACGTTTTCTTCTGTATAATTAGCTAGTGAAGCTACTACAAATGCCATCTTTTTTGTTTTTTAAATTGTTATTTTAAATTCTTTACTTTGTTTAAAAATCTTTCGATCTTATCTTCTCTTTTCTCCACTTGTGAGAAAGAATTTTTTGGTGCCTGAATAGGACTAGCGCCTGGAGTTGAAGCCAAACCTAAAACTACGTCAGATAGATCATTGATTGCTTGAGAGAATTTACCCTCGATAGATGCAATCTTAGCCTTTAAAGCTTCGTTCTCTGATTTCAAGTTTTCGATTGTGCTATCGATTTCTTCGAACTTGTCTGATCCCATTGGAATCTCTTCCTCTGGCATTTCAATTGGTTCAGCTTCTGCTTGAGGAGTCTCAATGCCTTCCACTTTACCGCCTACAGTTGTAACCATAGTACCGTCTACTAATTCATGCTCTCCGTCTGGAGCTGGCGATGAATTACCGCTTTCGTCTACTAGTTTCGCTTCTGCTCCAATTTCTAAACCGCTTAAGTCAATCTTAGATCCATCCTTTAGATCATAAGTTTCAAAAGACATCATAGAAACTGGCGCTTCTGGCTCATTAGTCTCGACTTGATCCGCTTCGCCTTCGGAGGCTAACATTAAGCGGATTTTTTCGATTCCTTCTTTTACCGTCATTTTAAAATATTTAGTTTATTACTACGCTTATAAATAGGCATAAACAAAATAGTTTATACTTTAGAAAAAAAAGATTAAAAAAGTTTTTTATTATCAATTACTTTCGTATCTTTGATATGTAGTCAGAACGACAGAACATCTAAACATCAATTATCATGAATGCTCAATTAAAAGAACTTGCCTACGGTGCTGCTTACAATGTTTTCCTTAATGGCAATCGCCAGGATCGCAGTGGACTTAATCAAAATCAAATTAACATTTTAAACTGGCTTGAGCCTAGCATGGCTGACGCCTATGCCCAGGTAATGGTAGCTAGCCAAGGTAATCAGAAAGAAAGTTTAAGAGTTGTCTATCAAATGTATGAAGTTAAAAATTTAGTAAAGATCTTCCAGGCTGTTGAGGCCGGGGAGATCGAGGAAATTTTAGTTAATAATTTATAATCTAAACAAATAAGATCATGAAAAATCAAATGAAAAATCAAGAGTGGATGTTTAATTTTATCAGCGGAGGCTGGAACACTGTTTATGCCAAAACAAAGAAAGGTGCAATCGCAGCAGCAAAAAAAGAATATGCAAAAGCGATGAAGGAAGGACATCTGATCCCTAATGAAAATACCTTTTGCCTGGTTAAAAATAATGAAAGACAATACAGATTTAATCTTTCTTTATTTTATTAAAAAAATTAATATAAATTATTTTTATTTATCAAATCTTTTATTACCTTTACTAAGTAGTCAGTGTGCTACTAATCTAAACCCCATCAAAATGATTTATTTATTTATTTTACTCGCCCTTGTTTTCCAGATCGTCTTGAATGACCGAGTTCAACAAAGTGGAAGAATCAGTCTTTAATCATATAAACATCTAATACCATGAAAAATTTAATCAGTCTTTACGCCAGTGTTAATGTAGGTCTTGAAATTAACCTAGAAACTAAAAGCGCCCTGGGCCGTAACTTAAGAGGAAAAAGTATTTATGCTAAACCAATCTTCAATTATCGCTTCAGTAGCGTAGAAAGAATGCAGGAATGGCTAGGCAATGACTTAGGCCGTCGATTAGAAATCAAAGCCGCAGAAGAGAATAGAAGAATGGCTAGAAAAAAAGCTCTTGAAGTTAATCCGTTCCAGGTTGGTCAGTTATTGTATGATAGCTGGGGATACGATCAGACTAATATCGACTTTTACCAGGTCATCGAAGTTAAAAACAAAAGCGTAGTTCTTCAGAGAATCAAAGGAAAGATGATCCCAAGTGATGGCTATTGCAGTATGTCTGGATTAACCGTTCCAGTTGCAAATAGTTTTTATGGAGATTCAATCTTAAAAAAAGTAAACGCCTGGGTAAGTGATAATAGCACTCGTTATTATTTAAAAAGTGACCGCGGATCTATGAGCGTTTACGATAGAGGAGATAATGGAGTTTATTGTAGTTGGTATGCTTAAAAATAAAAATATGGAAAGTCAATTAATTAAGAGAGCCAGGGAACTGGCTTTCTGTTATCACAAAAATCAGAAGTATGGATCACATCCTTACTCTTCCCACCTGGAGGCAGTTGTCAAAGTTGCTTATTTCTTTAGTTATATGATCCCAGAGGAGGCTGAGGAAGACGTCATTTGTGCCGCTTACTTGCATGATATACTAGAAGATACTCTATGTACCCAGGATGAAATTTTAAGGGCCTTAAATCCAAGGATTTTACTGCTTGTTAAATTGCTTACAAAGAACGGATCAGATCCAGAAAAGTATTTTAGCCAGGTGGCCCTGGATGATCTGGCAATATTTGTAAAATTATGCGATAGGTATTCAAATATTTTAGCCTCTGTAAATTCTGGGAATCTAGAGAAGATTGCTAAATACGAAAAGCAGAACCCTGATTTTATTAGGATTCTGCTTCGCAAAAATTACATTGATTTACTAGAAGAAATCGAAGAACTCTTTGAGCTTGATTAATAGCTCATATATTCAGCCTCGCTGATCTCTTTGCCTCCTTGATAAATTGCCTCGATTGCTAAGTCGGTGTTGAATGCCAATGGGTATTCTTCGCCGCCTTTTGTTTTAGCAATAAGGCTGGCATTTTCTGGAAGACTTTTAATTGCCAATCCTTCGCTTTCTAAAAGCAAGAAAACTGGTACGCTGTTTAAGCGTTCTACTAAATTCATTAAGTCACTCATATTTACAATATATAAAATTTTATTTAAAAAGCAAAGTTTTTATAATAGTTTATTGACTGAGATTTTAGACTTTCAATCTTGTTCACGTTTGCCACAGTTGGACGTCCAGCGTTTAATTTTCTAATTTCTTCATAAAGCTTATGACCTTGGCCTCCAGGTAATCCGGTTTTACTTGCAATTTCATTATATTTTTTATCGCCTAGAACTCCTCTAGCAGCTGATTCTTTTTCTTTAGCGTAGATCATAGCAGGAGTATTGA